CATCGCCGGCCTTCTCGCCGACAAAAGATGTAGCGTTAGGAACGTAGTTGACCGGGTTGAACTTGCTGCCGAACTGCTCGACCATCTGCTGGCCCTGCGCCGTCCGAGGACGGTGGGTCAGCGCGTCCTGCGTGCTGTGTATCGCGTCCACTCCTGCATCGACCGCCTTATCCTTGTCGCCGGTAGTCAGGAGCGTATAGAGGCCCTTTCCGATGCCATGGAGTCCCGCCGCAACAGGAGCGGCCATCCCGGACACGATGCTCGCAGTGAGGTCCGCTTCGGGGCTGGTAATGGTGGCTGGCTGGGGTGCCGGCGCAACAGGCTTGGAGGCCGCAGGCGCAGGCGCAGAAACTGCGTGCGCGGCCTTGTGGATTGCATCGGCAGAGAAGTCCGGCAGATCGTCGTAGTTATTTGTGAACTTTGCCCCCTTGGAAAAATTCTGCGTGCGCGCCGCTTGCTCATCGAAAGCGGCTTGTGCTCTCGCCCGCTCCTGCGGGTCTTTGATGAGCGAAATTGCCTGCGAAACGAGTCCAGGGTCGCCGACGAAATCCCCGCGAGGCGCTTCTGCAGGTGCGACAGCCGCGCCTTGAGCGGGCTTTCCGCCGCGCGCAGCGGCGTCAATGGAATCCGCCGAGAAGTCCTCGAGGTCGGTCATTGCTCGCCCTTAATCAGCTTGCGCATTTCCGTTACCTTCGCCAGCGTGGCCTTGTACTTCGGGGAATCAACCCCGCCCAGGCGTTTAATGGTCTCCTTGAACCCCTCTGGATCGTCCGATTTGTTCTTGAATGAGTCGTATAGCGTCAGGGCATCCACGTCGGCAATCTTTGACCACTTATTCTGGAAATCGCGAGCCGCGAACGGGCTGCCAGAGGACTGAGTAGCGGCCTCGACGCCGCGGTTGAACAGGTCAACGCCTGTGGACAGCGCGCGGTTCACCCGCGCAGTGTTCTTGATCGCATCCTTAGTCCATTCGCGCGTGCCAGCCTGTTCTGCCGCCACTGCACGCCCCGCATCTGTCCCGCCAATACCTGAAGACGAGGCCAGTTGCGCAGTTTGCAAGGCCATGTAGTGCCCAAGCTGGTTATAGGCGTCGGCGTGGTTGGTGCCCCACGGGATACCAGCGTATTGGCCGCCCAACCCCGCGAGAATTTGAGCGCCTTTGCCCGTGTTTGTCTCGTCCGCCAGTTTGATGATCTGGTTCGAGTTGAACTGCTGCTGCGGGACAGTAGAGGCTGATTGGTTAGAGTTGGCGCGGATGGCTTGGGATTGCTTGAGCGTGTCCTGCGTTTCGCCCGGGGGAAGCGCGAACGGGCCACCTGGGGCGGGCTGTCCAGAGTTCGCGGCTCCTGGCACCGGCCCCGTGCCGATGATGTTGCCAAAGGCATCCTTCTTCACCACATAGGGATTGCCTTGGCTGTCGGTGCCAACTGACTGCTGCGTGCCCACCGGAATGAGCTTTTGCACATCTGTTCCCTGCACCGGAGCGCCTTGAGGGATGCCTTGCACTCCCGGTTTTGTGTTGACCACCACGGACTGCTGGCCGTTATCCAGCGTCACGCCATCCGGCGTGTTCATCTGCTGCTGCGTCGGTTGCGGCAGCACGCCGCGCGCAGCTTGCGTCAAGAAATCGTCGGCGGCTTTCTGGCCGCCCGATTGCAAGTAATGGCTGTAGCTCTGTTTGAAATTCGAGATCAGCGGATCCATGCCCTTGTACTGCTTGCCCAGCGCATCAACCGTCTTTTCCACAACATCCTGAGGCGTGCCAGCAGGAATCGCGGCCAGCACGGAGCCGATGTGCGCGCGGTTCTCTGTCGTGAGGGAATTAAGTGCGCTGGTCGCTTCGGTGTGGGCTTTCTGACCTTCCGCGAGTTTTTGCACATACTGCATTCCCGTGGTGGGCGCCACGCTCATGATGGCCGGCAGCGCCTTATGGAAGTCCACAGTGCCGTCATCGTTGGTGTAGTTGCGCGGGTCAGCCAGAACGCCCTGCACAGCCTTGCGCTCGTTGAGCGATATGCCCTGGTTCTGCACCTCCTGAGTGCCCTTGGCAATGCCCAAGAGGCTCGACAGGTTCTGCATCGTGTCGGGCGTTTTGACGCCCAAAGGGATACTTGCGTCGATGGGCATGTGCTTATCCGAAGTTTTGCAGCGGGTTGTCGGCGACCACGCCGGGCGAAGAGGACGACGCATCGCCGCCCTGCTTGCCCAGCAGACGGGAGAGGTAGTACAGGTTTCCGGCGTTGCTGAGACCGCCGGAAACCGCATTGGCAGAGCCAACTTGGCCAGCGGCTTGCGCGTTGCCCGCGCCCGTGATGGTGCTGGAGATCCCACTGGAGAACCCAGGAGCAGCAGAAGTCGTGTTTCCGGCGGCTGCTTGGCCTTGCTTACTCACGTCCATCAACGAGCCAAGCGTGAAGTTCTTACCCGCCATGTAGCGATCGAAGGCCGACTGATACCCGGTCCCAGCCATGCCCTGGTTGTAGGAAATGAAGTCCTTGAGAGCCGCCCCCGAGAGAACGCCGTTCTTCGACGCGGCGGAATTGATTAGGGCCTTGTTGCCCTGTTCCGTCTGGAATTGAATGCCGGGATCCAGCTGGAAGTCGTCCATGCCGAACGGCTTGAGCAGCGAGCCATAGTCGGAAGAAGCCGGCTGCCGCGCCTCCTGCGCCATCTGCGGCGCAAGTGCGCCCGTTAGGTACTGATTGATCTCGTTGGCATCCGAACCTGTGCCGTATCCAGTTCCGTAGTGCGCTTGGTGGTCTGCGAGGGCCGCATCCCACACGCGGCGATAGTCCGCGTTGTTGGCGTACAGGTCGGCATTGGGTCTTGGGATGCCGCTGGAGGTGTCAACCAGTGTCGCGCCAGTGAGTTGCCCGGGCCCTCCTTGCGGAGCGCCGATCCCCAAAAGGTTGTTTAGCTTGGCCTGCGCCCCAACGCCTGCGGTGCGGAAGGGAGACTCCAGCTCAACCGTTCGATCGAACATGCCCTGCTGAGCCGCAGTGGCCTGGTTTGCCGCGTCTTTCTGCTTGTTCGCCGCGCTCCTTGAGGCGTCCGAACTGATCGCGCCGCCGACAACTGCGGCGGCTATCGGGATTGCTGCTGGCATTGCCACTCCTGCGCTGTTAGACCAAGCACTTGCTGGTCGAGTAATTCACCGTTTTTCAGAAAGCTCTTTCTGTTGACGCCTTCATGGGCAAAGCCGACTTTCCTTGCGAACCGAAGTGCGAGCACGTTGCCCTCGGGCACATGGGTAATCATTTTTTGGCATGGCGTGTTCTCTACCATCCACCCCAAGCAAAGATCCGCCGCTTCCTTGGCCTTCGGGCCCCAGATGCGCGGCAGCAGGCAGGTGTGAACCTCGAAGCACACAGCGTTGTGCGCATGCAGCAGGAACACCCCCGCCGGACCCTCCTCGTCCACCAGCATCCAAAAAAACCCCGGGTGGTCGATCGGATCGGGCTCTGTAACGCTGTCGTCGTGGATGTGAGGCCAGATCGCCGGATGCGCGAGGATTCCCCGCACCAACTCCATATCGTGGGTGCGAGAGATATTCATTCGATCAAGCCACCTCGTAGACCATGCTGAAGTAAATGGTCGTCCCAGCAGTCGGATAAGTGCCATCCGTGTTGGTTATGGCAACCGAGAAAAATAACCTCGACTGCAAGATAAACGCGCCAGTCATGACCTGCATAGACTTGAAGCTAGTTCCGGTATCTTGAGAGCCCGTCCCAATGGTCTGGACGGGCGCTGGTTTCGAGTCCGGAAGCGTTACCCAAAGCTCGCCGGAGCCGGTGCCGTTGTTGGTAACCTGTACTTCTCCGTTCAGGACAACTTGCTTGCCGATCCTTTGATATCGGGCTGAAGCGAGAGCGGATGTGATCGTTCCGGCAGATGCCAGCACGAGCGGCGTGTAGTTCACGACATCATCGATTTGCGAATTGAGCAGAGACAGGAAACGCTGCCATGCAGTCGAAGGTCGTCCAGTCGCCAACAGAAACGCCTCCTGCGGCAGTGCTGCGCTCATGATCCAGTCGCTCCAGCCGCCAATGAGGCGCCTACGATGTCGCGCTTTACCGGGTCGGAGACTCGCACCTCATAGACCCGATCCCGGGCCGCGCCGAGCCGCCGCCAGATGGCGCGATTCTTGGTTTCGCCCGTCTTGCCGATGCCGGTCCAGTGCTCATTGCCCCAAGTCCTGCCACCGTCATTCGACCAGCGCAGCATGGCTTGGGGGTCGCTCCCCTGCCCCGTGGAAAGACCGACACCGGGAAAGAATTCGATTTGCAGGCGACTGTGCGCCACGCGGTTGCGATCGTTCTTGTCCCACACATGCGGGGAGCGGCGCATCGCCACCAGCGGGTATTGATCGTCCGCGAAGTAGTCGCGCGACTGGCGGTAAATCCGCCCGTTGTTGTAGTCCCCGCCGATCCTGTTCCCGGCGAAGTTGACAAGGCAATTCACACGCTGGCGGTGAAACTGTCCTGTCGCGGTGTCGAAGGAGGCCCGCTGGTGCCAAAAACCCGTGGTGAGGTCATAGACCCACGTGGCATCGGCTGTCGGCAGCGTCAGGACGTAGAACTCGTGGCCTTCTTCCGTGTAGGTGTAGCCGATCGCATCGGACACCACCGGATATTGGTTCAGCGCCCAGGAAACTGCTGGAGTGGAGACGACCTTGAAGTCGTAGCCTTCGGTGATGACGACAGAGTTTTCCCCGCGCTCGGAACGCCCGAGCCAGATCATCCCCTTCCCCGTTCTCGCCACCGAATGCGCCGCGGCGCAACCGATCTGGATCATGGCCCCGTCGATCCGGCCAAGCGGGAAGTTCGCACCGCCCTGGTTGTACCAAGGCTCGGTGGTGGACTCGCCAATCATCCAGATTTCGCGATGGTTCTGGTACAGAGTGACAAGGTTGTCAGGTGAGTCGTCCTTTAGGGCGAAGAACGTCCCGTCGAAGTTGTCGGTGCCGTTCCAGTAGTTCGGCGACGTAAAGAATTTTTGCGTGCCGGGCTGGTTGAAAACGAACCACCCATCCAGCTCCACGACATTGGTCGCGCCAAGATAGCCAGTCCCGGCAAATCGCGTGAGCGTGCCGGCTGTCACGTCATAGACGTACAGGTTCGTTGAACCATCGACAATTACGGCGATCTTTCCGGCTCCGTTGTCGCGGATATCTACAGTCCCCGAGGCTGATTGCATCGTGCCAACCGAGGAAAACGAATATGTCGCCTGCGTCCCGCTGTGTGAGGCAGTGGCAACAACGACGCTCGCGCCGATCACGAAAATGCACTGCGTGTTGCCGGGCAGTACCCACGCGCCGCGAACGGGGCCATTGAAGGCAGAATTGATCGAGGACAAGCCCGGGACACCAAGCAACCCAAGCGCCGTCTTGGCCTCCGCGGCGTTCATCGTCGGGCCCTGCGGGTTGGGCTCGTTGGGGTCGATCTCGACAAACCAGTTGATGCTCGCCTGGTTGTCTTGCAGCACGTTGGCCGCCTGGTAGGCTGGTCCGACGAAGCCCCATTGAGCCATGGCTAGAAGCCTCCCGTGAGGATCCAGCCCGCATCCGCGCCGCCAGTGGCACGAAGTGCGCCGTCGATGGCAACCTCGGTTTGCGGCACAGCGTTTTCGGCCTTCAGGATGTCGCGGAATTGCTTTGCGATCCGCGCGATGTCGGCGGGGATCGCCATGCCGTATTCAGAGCACAGCAGCTCTGCCAGATTCATCTGCAACCCGAGGAAGTACCCCCGCGGCAGGTTCACCACATCGTTCAGGTTCAGCGAGGCAAACACCTGGTCGGTCCACAGGTGCAATTCGGCGGAGGTGGGAACTGGCCAGAAGATCAGCGTCCCCGAGGGCCATCCGGAGTTGTAATAGACCATCTTCGGCCATGGGCCGGGCTGGCTCTTGATGCCAATGCGGGCGTACTTCTCCAGCGTCACCACCTCACACGGGAAATCCACTGTATTCGTGCCCGTGGTCAGCCGCGTGTAGGCCGTGACGATGCGATAGGGCCGCTCGATGTTGATGGTCTGCCCAGGCCCAATCGTCACCTCTTCGCCCGAGATGGTCTGCACCGTCTCCACTTGGTTGTAGACCGAAAACTTTTGCAAGCTCCACAGGTCGAGCATCCCATTGAAGCTGTCCAGGGCGTCGTTGGCGTCCTGCGACGACAAGGCTTCCCCAGGAGCGTATTGACCGATCTTCCGAAGCGCGCCCGTGATCAGGTCCAGCGCTGTCTTGGTGGTTTGGTCAGTAGACATGGCCTAGGGATAAGAATGAGGAAGGCCCCCGAAGGGGCCTAGGTGCTTACAGCGGCAGGGCCGTGGGCAGGTTGCTCACGTAGTTCTGCATCGGACGGCTGATCTTGAACGAATACACCTCCGCAGCGGTGGGCGTGATGGAGCCCGCCGTGAAGTTGGCGAAGGTGATCGCCAGCGTGTTGGCCGCCGAGATGCGGTAGCCGACGATGCCGATGCCCGCCTGCGTGGTGGGCTTGTTGACGCCCGTAACCACATCGCCCACGGCCAAGCCGGTGACGGTGAAGGTCTGTTCAGCGGACGTATTGGCCGACACCGCCGATGGGGTCAGCGCCGATTGCATCAGGATATCGAGGGCGATGTTGCCCAAGCCACTGCCGGTGTTGGCGGTCGTGGTGCTTGCGGGTCCGGGATTGGAAGAAGACATGATTTTTTTCCTTTAAAAAGAAGGCCCCGGTGAAGGGGCCTGGTTCATCAGCCGTGGACGCGGCAGGCGAAGCTGCGATACAGCGGCGCCATGCCATACAGCACGTCGATCCGCGTCGGGAGCGCGTCGTTGTTGATGGTGTACTGACGCACCACCCGCAGCGAGAAGCCCACGTCCTTGTGGGAGGCGCGAGCCGCCATGTCCACACCACCAGGCAGCGGCAGGTCAGCCGACACCAGCGTGTAAGCGTCACGATGGAACGCCAGCGACTGCGGAGAGGTCTTCGCGGTCGTGGAGTACAGCGTGATACCTGCGCTGTTGGCCGGAGCCGCCGACACGTTCTGGAACTGGCCAGCCGAAATGACGCATTCAGCGATGGTCACTTGCAGCGTGCCAGAGCCCGAAGACGTGTAGGTGCCGCCGTTGACGTTGCCGAACACATCGGTCGTCGCAACGAAGGTGCCCGCGGAGGGAGTTCCGCTGGCCGGCATCACCACGAAGTAGCGCAGCTGGTTGGTGGCTTGCCGCGCCTGCGGGTTGACCATGAACACACCGGCGATCGTGAACACGTCGCCCACGTTCAGCACGGCGGTGCTGTTGGTCCAGCCCGAGGTTTGCAGCGTGCCGGTGTCAGACCAGCCAGAAGTCAGCAAGGCCGACGAGGTCCCCGTGGTCGTGAAGACCGGGGTTCCCGCGACTGCCTTGTTGGTCTGCGAACTGATGTTCTGGTCCATGTACCAGTCGAAGCCCACCGTCTGCTTGGACATCAGGCCCTTCTTGTACTGCTCACCAATAGAGGCTTGCGGGTTGAACAGGCCGGTCAGCGAGCCGACCATGGAGGCCTGCGTGAACGGGTCCAACACCATGCAGCGATAGCCGTCGCGCGGCACAGCCTCGGTGTCGAGGATGGCGCCAGCGCTGAGGAACGGTGCGAGGGTCGTCGGCGACGTGCCGGCGGTGCCGACCGATGCCGCGGTATTCCAGCGCATGAAGTTCGCCAGGTCGTTGTCCACCTTGTTGGCGATGGTGGCGATCTTGGGCTTCAGCACGCGCTTGCTGAACATGTCCATCGACAGCAGCAGGTCCGAGGTGATGAACTGCGTATCGACGTGGAACTGGTTGGTCAGCGAGACCGCCCGGCTGTTTTCCACGAAGTTTTCGACGTTCAGCGCCGGGCCTGCGGTGCCGACGAAACGAGCCGGCAGACGCACGTTGAGCGTGTAGCCGATCTTCGCGCCGTCTATGGCGTACTTGTCGTCGTACTCGCGGTTCACCTTGTCGGCGAGGACAAGTTCGTTTTCCAGGACCATCAGGGACTCATTGGTAATGTCCGAGATAGTCAGAAGTTGGTTGCTCATTTCCTTTTCCAATCCAAACAAAAAGGCCCGCTAGGGGCCTTTGGTGAGTGACTGGCGCTACTTGCCGGCTTGGCGTCGTCGCTTGTATTCCTCGTAATCGCTAGAGCTTGACTCTCCGGTTCCGGGGGTACTCTTGACGGCATCAATCGGCGGCGGCGCCTTCGATTTCTGCGGTTTGGCGGGGTCGTCCTTGTCCTTTTTGACCGGCGGCTTTTCGTCGTCTTCGATCTCCGACAGGTCGCGCTCGAGGGCAGCGATGCGCTTGACTGCCGCGAGCGGCTTCAATTGCGCGATGTGCTTGGCTTCATCGGGGTTCATCGCCAGGAAGTAGGCGATTTGCGGTCCGAATTCGCTTTCGAGAATGACTTGATGGATGTGAGCGGGAATCGCAACCTCCGACTTGCCGAGAACTTCGGCATAGTCGGGAAGGGCCTTGATTGCCTGCTCCTGACGCTTACTCCACTGCTGCGCGATCTCGGCTTGTTCGGCTTCGATCCGGGCTTGCGCCTGCTCCTGTTCGCGTTTGGCGATGGCTTCGCGTGCTTTCCAGTCCGATAGCGACTCGATGTACTCGTCATCGGTGGCGAACTGAGAACGCAGAGGCTTGGCTTGGCTCTCCAGCGGCTTTGCAGAGGCAGACAGCGCCTGTAGTTGCGCCTTCAGTTCGGCGTTCTCGCGCTTGGCTGCTGTGGCTTCCGCCTCAGCTTCCTTGCGCTTGTTCGCCAAGTCCTGAATGCGCTCCTGCGCGGTCTTCTTGGGCTTGGTTTCCCCCTCGTCCTTGGTCTCGGCGTCGGACTTTTGGTCCTCGGCAGGCGCTGACGCGGCCTTCTGCGGTGCGAGATTGGCAAGAACGCTGTCCTGCGTTTGCACGCGAGACATTGACGCTTCACGCGCGTCTGTCGGTGTCGCCGTTTGGGTGGCTTGGGTCATGGGTAACGTCCATCAACGAAAAAGCCCGCTCGAATTGCTCCGGGCGGGCTCGTCTGGCAGTTGGCGACTGCCGGCGCTTCAGGGCGTAACGTGCCCTAGACCGTGTTATTGCTGATTCGTGGGCCGGTTGTTGTTCGGCACACCGTGTTGCTGGGCCTTCATGTGGCCAAGCTCCAAATTGGCTGCGAGCGTTTCGCGCGTTTCGGTCAGGCTGACGGAGTTGTCGTCGTCATTCATCAGCATGTCGCCGTGCAATTTCTGCGTCTCTCGCTTGTCCTTACCGGCCTCGATAATTTGCAGACGGCGGGTTTCCTCGTCTTCCTTGTGCATCTCGCGCACGGTCACGGCGTGTTCGCGCTGCTCGACGCCGAAGATCTTGGCGTCCTTCTCGCGCTGCAACTCCTCGTTTGCTTGCTTGAGCTGTTGCATCTGCGCCATCAGGCCGCCGATCATCTGGCGCGCCTTCGGGTCCAGGTCCTTCGGGAGCTGCTTGTCGATCTGCGCCGCGGGGATGGCGGCCTCCAGCCGGTCGGCCAGCGCTTCCATGCCGGGAGCGTCGAACTGGCGCACGATCAGGTCTCCGCCGATCTCGGCCACCTTCGGGAAGGCCGTAACCAGCGCCATCATTGCGTCCCGCGCTTCGAGGCGTTTGGTGTCGTAGCCCGGACCGGTGTCCATCACCACGTCATAGCGGCCTACGGACAGGTCGTTAAGCACCTTGCCTACCGCCTGGTTGTCGTTGATCGTCACGCTATCGGGCGTGCCGTCTTCGCCGATGATGCGGATTACCCGCTTGGTGTCGTAGTAGTGCGGGATCAGGTCCAGCAGCACGATTCCGGTCTGCCGAATCGAGCGCGTGAGGTTGTCGTAGAAGTGAAAGTTCGACAGGTCGGACTGCTGCTGCCGCTTGGCAACCATCGTGCCCGAGGTTTCCTGCCCCGGCGCACCGAGGGATGGATCGAACATCCCCGCGACCGCCTTCAAGTCCTCGCTCGCGGCCATCGCTGCGGACACCGAAGCTTCGGGCACGGCCTGTGGCTGCTGACGCTGTGGCGGCGGCAGCGGTGTGTTCTGATCGCCCACCGTCACTGGCTTGTACTTGAGCGAGCTGTAGTTCTTGACGTTGGCGTTGTCCCACTCTTCCTCGTGGCCCTCATCCTGCCCCTCGGCCATCAGCCACGGGGACTTGGGCGCCAGCGCAATCACTTCGGTCTGGCTGGTGCGCCAGAAGTTGTATTGCATCTGCGGGTCTTTGAGCTTGCGGACCATGCCGAAGCGGTTGACCTTGCCGTTGTCGATCAGCTCGGCCCCGTAGCATGGGATCACCGTCAGGTACTTTCCCGGGAGGTCTTGCGACTTCAGTTCCTCGGCCCCCGAGCACAGCGACCATTTGAGCGTGGTCCGCATGGACGTGCGGGTGTCGATCACCAGCAGGCCCTTTGCCTTCATCTCGTCTTCGCTGGGCAGGTCCGACTTCCACTGGCTGGAGCCGTCACTCAGCCGGCACAGCTCCGCGGGCTTCTCATCGAGCCGCAAGAACTCCACCAGCATGATTTCATCCTTGCGCGGGATGTCGTCTCCGGGGCCGACCAGCGTCCACGAGGACTCTTGCTTGCCCTCGTACTTTCTCCTGAACTCGTCCAGCGTGATCTTGCCGGTGATAGCGCAACGCTTGGCGTCCGAGCCATCGGGCGAGGTAGACGAAGGGTCGTAGTAGACCGAGAACGGGTTGCGGATGCGATCAACGCATAGCTCCTGCTCCCAGCTCTTCTCATCGATGTACTTGGACAGGACGCGCCAGTAACCCCAGCCCATGCGAACCTGGTAATCAGCCGCTGTGTCGTAGGCCACATCCGCGTTGCTCGACACCTCGATATGGCGGGTCAAGCCCTGAATCACCTCGGAGACGGCCTGATCTGCGCCATCCGACACAGGATGGACCTTGATGCGCGGTCGCTGCTGGCGCATGTTGTTGACCACCGAGCGGACAAAGGTGTCTGTCTTGTCGATGGTCAGGCATGGCCGGCGGTCCAGCATCCGCTGCTGCTTGATGGCGGCGGGCCACTGGTCCCCCGCGGAAAACCTCAGGTCGTCCTGCGCTGCGACCCGGTTATGGCTGTCAGCGTCGATGCACAGCTGGACGAACGCGCGCGCCTCCTCCACGACCGACTTGGGAGCGGTCGTGTTTTGCGTCTTTGCCATGCGCTATCCCATCCAGCCGTGTTGCACCAACTGGCGGGGCGCGTGGGATGTCTCTTTCTTCTCGGCCACTGGCTTGATGAGGCCCGGAAACAGCTCCGCCAGCACCCAGAACCAAGCATCGGCGCGGTTGGGGCTGTTCTCCCCCAAGTAGCCGTAGGTGCTGAATGCGGTCATTTCGTCCTCTAGTTCCTTGAACTCGCCAGCGTGGCGAATCTTTCCTTGTTCGTACAAAGCGCTGAAGGGCTCGGCCCGCTGGACCTTGCCCCTCGATGCCGTGACCTTCTTAACCGTGGGCCGCACACTCTGCGCAGCCGCAGCCGAGCGGATGGTTTGCAGCACCATCTCGCCGCCGTAGTTGGTTTCACCGACGATTGCGTCCCCGTCATGTCGCTGCCATGCACCTACTGCGATGCGGCCCCATGTCGCAGGGCCAGCCTTGACCGTGCAGTCTTCGAGCAGGTAGGCGTTTCCGTCCGTGCCGAGGCCGCCCACCACGATCCCGATGGCGTCGTTGTCGGCGTTGTCCACATCACCGGATCCCGAGGGATCCACGCCCACCACCACCCGAACCATGTCGGGCACCTCGGACGCGCGCCATTTATCGATAGTCTCCTCTGGGAAGAGCTGGTTCGGCGTGGCGTCGGCGAACTCGCCCTTCAGGAAGCGCTTTTGCAGCCGTGCGCTCATGCCTTCTAGCATCGAGATATACGAGCTGGACAGGTTTTCGCGGTTGTCCGCGGGGTTGATCTGAAAATGGGCGTAGTCGCCCGGGTTGCTCAATGGCCTATTGGTCTCCGGGTCCACCTTCTGGATGAACCGCTTGTAGGACCAATGCGCCTTGGATGGCGGGTTGCAGTCATAGAAGGCTCGCACCTTCAGCGGCCTTGCCTCCCTGCCCTGTATGTTCTCGTTCACCGCTTGCGCCAGCCGGGTCAGGGCAATATCTACTGAGCCCATCGGAATCTGGCTGCACTCGTTGAAGTACAGCGTGGCGAATTCCTTGCCCAGCACCTTTTCAACCCGCTCTTTGTCGTCCAGGCCAGAAAACCAGATTTCGCTGTCCTCGGTGCCCGTGTGAATCGTGGCGTAGCCGTCGCCCTTGTGCGGAGTCCATCGCACACCGGGGAACGCCAGCTTCATCACCTTAGGGAAGGTGTCCAGCACGATCGACTCATGCACGTGCAGCGCCCGGAAGCGAAAGATGCCGTGCCTGCTGCCGGGAGCCTTCAGCGAGCGAAACACCACATTTCGGACATGCAGAAAGGTCTTCCCGCTTCTCGACCCGCCGAACAACATGCAATGCGTGGCATCGCCTGCCAGGACCGATTGGGCCTGGAGCTGCCTTGCCGTCAGTTGCACCTACAGGTTCTCGTCGTGCTGGCTGGCGACGATCTGCACCGGGCCGCCATTGGCTCCGGTCAACTCAGTAGTCACCTTGTCGCCGTACTTCTTCGGGGCCATCTTGCCGGCCAGCCATTTGCGAGCATCCACCCGCAGCTTCGATCGCTGGATAACGTCCTGATTCACCGCAGGGCCGTTGTCTGTCTGGTAGGTGTCGTTCTCGCCGTCATCAGCGATCTGGAGGATTTCCTCGGCCAAGTGGTCGGCCTGCGCCTCGCGTGCGCGCGCGTATTGCTCCGAGAACACGGGACGCTCACTGAGCCACTTGAACACAGTGGACGCTGCTGGCATCTCATCGGCCTTGCAGATGGTCCTGAGGCTGTCCCCTTCGATCAGCCGCAGGCAGATGGCGTCTGCCGTCTCCTGCGAGAACTCGGAGGGCCGTCCCATGTCACTCTTTCACGAAATGGGGAAGCGTCGGCAGTCTCGCCCCACAGGCGATCGCGACCACGCTCGGACGAAGCAGCTCCAGCCCATAGCCTGCTTTGGCCACTTGCCGGATTGACGCTGGCCGCTCTTCGCCCTTGGCCCTCGCGAGCGCCTTGGTGATGTCGTCCTGCGTGAACGGCCTGGCGAGATCGACGTATCGGGCGATGTTGCCGATTGGTTTCATGCCTCCACCCCCACGATGTCACCCTCGGTGATCAGGGCGTAGCGCTTGCCGTCTTCCTTGTGCTCCGCGTATTGCAGTTCCGAGAACCGGACGACATCGCCAGCCTGCACCGGGCGACGCCCTTCGTTGGCCTGGAACTCCATGCGCTGGCACTGGCCCGACTTTGGGTGGCGCTTGCCAGGCCCACAGGCGACGACGCGGCCACGCCCATACGATTCCACGGCTCCATCCTTACCCGTCCATTTGTCGGTTCGGATGGGGATGAACAGACAGGTCTCGGGCAGGGATTCGTCCACCTCGACCAGCACTCGGTCAAGCAGCGGGCGCATCATTTCTTGGGCGCGTACTTGTCGCGCAGGCGCTTGGGGAGCAGGTCGCGTAGCTTTTTCATCGCGGTCCTAACGTAAAAAAGCCCGCTTGTGGCGGGCTGAAGATTGCCTTGCGGGCAACTGCATGAAGGGCTGGGCGACACGACCCTCTTTACGTTGACGTAGTGGTCGGTGGTCGGCGCCCGAGCTGGGTTGCCTTGCGGCGGAAACGAAAAACCCGCCGAGCCTTGCGACTGAGCGGGTTCTTAACCTACGGACGACGACCAAGAAGGCCGTAGAGTTGATGTATTTTTAGGGCGAGTTATGCCCCCGGACGAATTGGGCCAAAAACTGCTGAGCTTGTCAAGCACTTTTTAGCTCACTACGCCATCGCTGGCTAATTCGCGCAACAGCTTGGTCCGCGCTTCCAAGATCAGGACGCCGCGCTCAATCGGATCGGCCGGCAGACGGGGGCTGCGCCACACGTACAGGCCGGTAGCCATGTTGCGGCCAAGGAACTGGAGCGCCGTGAGGTGCGGCTGCGGGATTCGGTTCAGGGCGGCGTCGAAGGCTTCCATGATGGAATCCTCGAGGTCATCGTCCAGAGCCCCGTTGGCATCATCGTACTGGCGGGAGGCGCGGGCACCGCGGCAGGCCGAGTCCGAGGACGGGTAGCCCTTGCCGAACCTGTATTTCTGCGCCCAGCGGTGGTGACGGGTCAGCAAGTCGTTCAGCAACGTGTCGATCTCGTTTTGCATCATTTGCCCCGTCCTCGTCGTTTGTTTACTTGATCGCCCCGAGAAATCCGTTTATCCGTTGGTCCCGCTTCGGCTAGGACTTACCGCCGGCTCGGGCGAACAAGCGGCTTCTTGGTCTGTCCGCCACGTCGCTTTAAGGCGGCGATACAGATCACGGCCTGCGCCACAGCCTCTTCTGCTGTAGCCGCCTTAACGTGGTGCCACTTAGCGTTAATCCCTGACAGGTGTTCCGGGTAAACCACCTCATAGCCGCCAACGTTCCCATATCCATCGTCAATGTCGCTCGGGAAGCAGCGGAAGCGCCGAGCAATTGGCCAGATCGTTATTGCATCTCGGTAGTCGAACTCATATGCCCTCCCTCGGTCGGCACCCAGCACATAAACGGCGTCTCCAAGCGTCATGATGTCTGCGCTGGCCCAGCCGATGGCATCAGCGAGGCGAAGATTGATTTGCTTGTGCTCCGTCATGCTTTCGCTCCTTGTTGCTCTCTCGTCCACTCCAGCGCCGCCCGTTCGTAGAGCGCCATGTTGTGCCGCATGACCAGCTCGTACTGATCGAACTGCGAGTGGCATCCCTTGATGCCCGGCCTGTCCACGCAAAGCGGAAAACACTCGTCGTCGTCCCGCTTGACGCCCTTGGTCTTGCCCGAGTTCGGGTGAGCGGCGTTGCTGTAGCCCTCAATCCCGCACTCAAAGCACGGCAGGCTGGCTACCCAGCGGCGGTAGCTTTCGTCCCTCACGGGTTCAGGCTCCTTTGGCGCGGCCGAGGTCGTTGAGCCCGTGTAGCTGCCCTTGCAGATTGCCTTTGAGGGAGTGCATAGAGATGCCATGTTTCGCTCACGCTCGGCTTCGCGCTGTTCGCGGCGTTCCGTTAGGGTGCGGCCGAAAGTCATTTTTATTTGGGCTCGCGCTTCGGCTAGGCTTCTACCGTGAGTGCCGCCAGTTGCGCGCGAAGGTCGGCAACTTCCTTCGGAGATTCCGCGCGCCACTCTTCCCAGCTTTCGTCGCTCAGCTTGTGCTCGATCCACTGGATAACGTCAGGCTTTGGCTTGAACGGCGATCGGATACGCGGATGGCACCGCGCACAGAATTGGCCAGACAAGCGCTCGGCGTAATGGAGATGGTTGCCGCAGAAAAACAGACCGCAGCCACGGTCGCCACCGTAAGGCTCGCCGCCACAGACGTAGCTCAAGCCACGGTCGATTTCCTCATTGCAGTCCGGGTGATCGCACACGCAGGGCACGCCGTACCCGATGTCGCGCTGCCACCTTGAATCGAAGCCAATAGACCAGCCCATTTAAGCCCTCCCTCACCTAGACCGCGAGCCGGAGCACGAGGTCGAATAAACAGAATTGGTCTTCATTCACTCTCTCCAGTTACCAGCAAAGAGCCCTGCTGGATTGGGCGGTTACCTCGGGTGTCATGCGGCCTCAAACCCAAGCTGCTCAGGCTTTTTGGTGGGCTCTACTTGGAATAGCGGCTGCTGGGCGTATGCCTGCTCTATGCGCTTGCAAGCGATGTCGAAATACTTCGGCTCGCGCTCGATACCGATGAACTTGCGGGCACGCTGCGCGGCGGCGACTCCGGTCGTTCCACTTCCCATGAAGGGGTCGAGGATGATGTCCGCTTTCGGGCATAGGTCGATTACCCAGCCCATCACCTGCAGCGGCTTTTGCGTCGGGTGGTAACGCTCTTCGTTGCCCTGCCGAATCATCCCGTTCCAGCGCCACTGCAGTCGGCGCACCGCCTTAGGCCAATTTGTCCAAGCCAGCTCGCAGTCTGCGAAGTCGCCAGTGTTCAACTTGTCCCACACGAGCCAGCACGGAGAAGGCGGAAGACTGAAATAGTTGCCGCCAAAAAGCGCCTGCCAGCGACCCGCTCCGGTCACAAGGTCCATTAGGGCCTGCGAAGGAGGCTCCTTATCCCAAGTGATATCGCCGTAGTCGATGCGCTCGGCCATCTTGGAGCTGCCAAGGCCGTGTTTATTTGTCAGGCCGATCCCATATGGCGGATCAGTAATCACCGCGTCCACCTTCGGCAGCGTCGGCAGGATTTCCATGCAGTCGCCCAAGTACAGCGTTGCATCGCCGATGCGAACCGGGCTCATGCTGCAAGCCTTTCCTTCGGTTCTGTCCATCGAATGCCGTTCTCCGCGCCGAACGCATACAGCCACTCGATCAGCGCCGTCGCCAGCTTTCGCGGGAGCTTCTTGGTCTGCGTGCCCAGCGCCACGAATCCATCGCTGCCGATAGCAGGCGCAAGCGACAACTCGCCCATCTCTTTCCACAGCTCGGCGAATTCCGGGTCGTCCTTGGTTTCGCGCTTGAATGCATCCACCAGCAGGCGCTTCATGTCGTCGGCGTCCCACTTGCGCCCGGCGTGGGTGTACTGGCGCGCGATGTCGCCAAACATGGCGTGATACTTTTCCTCTTGGATGCGGCTCTTGGGCGCCTGCTGGAACGTCACCAACATGCCGTCCGCAGCCTCTTCCTTGGCGAAGGTGGCGCACCGCTGGCGGGCCAAGTCGTGCGTCAAGACGAACACGCGCTTGTTCATTCCCCAGCCACCCAGCCCAAAATGCGCTTCCACACTGACGGGCTCTTGCGAAACGCTACCTCGAAGCGCCAATCGAACGGCGTAGGAGTGGGCCATTCGTCGCCGCGCTCGGCTTCGAAATCGAACGGCGATACGCTGTCCAGCGCGTCGTGGTCTAGGCTGGCTTGCATGGCGGCCTGGTAGGTTGATTGCGTCATACCGTCGATCCAATCAGCATCGGCCGGCGGCGCTCCACCGTCGCATCGCCAACCCGCGAAGGCAACGTGAACGCGATCATTGAGCCGGGGCGAGCCTGCGTCTTGGCCTCTCCCGTGTAGCGGGCGGTGCTCACCGGCTGGCGCGGTCCTGCTACCTCGCCGTGGCCGCCGTCCATCGTCGCCAGCAAGCGCAGGCCCTTGCGCGTGATCTCGTAGGACAGTCGCTCCAGCTTTCGCTTGGGCAGCGCCACGATGAGTTCTTGCGATTGCAGGTTGACGACGATTTTTCTCGCGGAGGGGAAAAACAGGTGGTCTTCCAGCTCGCCGATCGTGACGGGGCCGTGCTCCTGGATGGCGCGCAGCATTGCTATGGTTTGCGGGCGATATTCGGTTGTCATGCAGCCTCCTTGTAGATGCCGTAAAGGCGGGCCAGCTTTTCGCGGATATGCAGCATCGCGGCCTCCCAGGTTGCCTCGCGGTAGTTGCCATCAGCCGCGCGGATGAGGGCTTGCCACGGCTCGCGGCTGCGGCGGTAGAACACGATCGGCTCGGCCTTGCACTTCTCGCCCTGGGCCACTGCTTGCGCCCACCACGCGGGCCTAGAAAGCCTCTCCTGGCGCTTGCACTCGATCGCGAAGCCTTTCAGCTCCAGGCAGTCGGCACCGCCATTGCGGGCCTGATCGACGTTGCGCGATACCGTGATGCCAAGCTCGCCCGAAAGCAGCTTGCACAGCTCGCGCTCGCCTACTGCGCCTTTGGCGCGGGAGGCTTTACCCACGTTTCCACCCTCCAGCCGGCCGCAGGTAGTTCTCCGGGATGGTGAAGGCGTTTTCTTCCTTCTCGCGCTTGTCCAGCACATGGCCGTTCTCGCTGGCGTAGATCACCTTGAAGCCGGTCGGCGCGATGTCGCGGTATTCGTCCACCCAGGCGGCGATGGTTGGTGCCTTGGCGCGGTTGGATTCGCGGCTCATACGAACTGCCGCACCTTGTCGAAGCGGCCCTCCTTGAACTGAAGCGAGGCCGGGTCAAGCCACAAGGCTAGGTTCCCCTCGAACTCGCCGTCTCGCTGCTTGTCCAGGTACAGGCAGAAGTCCGGGCCGTCATCGACCACATCCGGCTTCTTGGGGATCTTGAAGACCACCGCGAAGTTGTCGGTCTGGTCCACGATGGAGCCGGAGCCCTTGTTGTCCTGTTTACCAGGACGCTTGTTCTCGTCCTCGCGCTTGCGGGAGTGCGTGACCAGGTGGATGTGGACGTTGAGGTCGCGAGACAGCGAATACAGCTTGCCGGCGAACCGCTTCTGCCCGTTGTAGTCGTCCTCGTCGCGGACTACCTTCATCATCGAATCGACAACGAACTGCCGGCATCCAAGCTGCTCGGCGCAGTACGTGATGACGGCGTAGACCCGCTCGGGCGTTGTCTCGCCCTGCTGGTCATAGAGCCACAGCTTGCCGGATACGCTATCGAGGAACTTGTCGATATAGGTCTGGCTCGGCTTCTCCACGCCCACCGACTGTTTCGCCATCCGGCGCAGCGTCTTGCGCGGCTTCATCTCGAACGACAGGACGCAAGCCTTCTCGCCCTGGCGCATCAGGTCCAGCAGGACATAGCCGGTCAGGATGCTTTTCATGTGGCCGTTGAACCCGGACCACACCGTCAATTCACCGTGACGAATGCGCCACTTGTCCCACAGCTTGTGCCACGGCAGCAGCAGGCCCTTGGTGTCGTCGGCGCCGTAGAACTCCTCGTGCAGCGCATCGCGGAAGTCCTCGGCGGGCTTGACCAGCGCGTTGTCCTCTTCCCGCGACTTCATGTAGGCGTCGAAATCAACCGGCGCCTCCTTCAAACGAGTCTTGCGGAACTCGTCCAGTTGGATCGCGGTTTTCTCGACACTTGTTAGGCTAGCCATTGGCGGCCCTCCTCGTCAGTCCAACGAAATAGAACCGAGCCGCCCTCAAGCGTTTGGCGCTCCAATCGCCCGCGGCGCGGACCCTCCTTCAGCGATCTCTCGGACAGCGGAACTCCGGCGCTGCGAAGTAAATTTCCGAACCACAGTTCATGGTTAGACGCCAGGTACTGAGGCACATCCATCGGATTGGCGATCACCTCAATGGTCTTAGCCATTGGCAGACTCCATTGCGGTGTTGATGCGCTGGTAGGCCACTTGAAGGCGGTCCAGGTCGTGCTGCGGCAAGGTCTTTCCCTTGCTCATGTCGTAGGCGGCAACAGACACGATCGCCGCCTCCAGCGCAATCACGCGCAGCAAGTCGGTGGCGAAGAACTTGACCTTGGGCGCGGGGCGTGCGTAGTCCACTTTTTCCTTGGGGGGAAAAAGGTCGGTCATGTCCATCCCGACAGCGCCGACGATGTTCTCGACGGAGCAACCCGCGAAGCAGTGCAGGATGATTTTTCCGTCCTCTTCTTTCACGGCTAGCGAAGGCTTGCGATCCTCGTGGGCTGGGCAGCAGGCGACGTAGTTGCCGTTGCGGCCTTTGACCTGCGTTAGGCGCGAGAGCATGGCGTCGAGCTGGCTCATAGCGCACCCTTCAGGCCGTAGGGGTCGTCGTTGCCCGGCTTGCCGCGTCCGAACTCGACAGCCTTCCCGACCCACGTGCGCCACGCAGCCTGCCAGTCGAGCATTTCCGTGCCCTTGGCCTTGTGGTGGTTGCGGAAGTTCTCAACCTCCCGCGTGAGGTTCAGCCCTGCGCCAGTTGCCGAAGCCTGCCCGGTCTCGTTGGGGGCAAAGTCTTCGGGGATCAGAGACTTCCGTTTTTGGGGCTTCGCTCCTATATCTTTCTCTTCTCTTCTCTTCTCTTCTCTGGCCCGCTTTTTGTCCGCATGTGATGCGGACGCGATGCGGTCAGCTTCCGCCTGCTCTTCTTCGCGCTCTCGGCGTTTGCGTTGCGTCTCTAGTGCGCGGCGTTTTGCACTCTGTCCGTTGTGCTCTTCGAACTCTGGAAGCGCAAGGCCATCGGCCAGTATCTCGAGCCATTTGACCTGCGCCATAACGTCCGAAAATCCGGGGAACCCGATCATTTCATCGACAGCTTGCGGCGTATAACCGGACAAAGATCCGTCCACAGAATGGACATCGAACAGACACCAGACCGCATGTAGTCCGCCGATCACGCGCAATCTGTCCGCTTTCAATGCGGACGAGATGCGGACAACTTTCGGATGCGTGTGCAGGTCGGCCCGCATCTTGATCCAGTCACCGGCCATTGAGCCCCCGATCTGCTTCCATGCGTGCCACCTGGGCCGCGCTGCGTCCCTTGATGGCCTCGTTCTGGATGCGAAGCCAGTACGCCGCATCGCCGCGGTCCATGAAGTTGCCCTCGGCTTCCCAGCGGGCCATTGCCTCTTGCATCAACTGGCCGGCGGCTCGGATGTGCAGCTCGCGCTCTTCGTCCGTGATCTGGCCGTGTGCGCCTGCTCCTACAAAATCCATCAGGAGAGGACGACGCTCGCTATCGGCTACTTGCGCAAAACTCGCCTCCGCGGATTCCAAGCTGGAGGCTTCGGGGATTGACACAGGGGCCATGTGAACGCCCTTTCAGATCAAGCCGGCCTGCTTCATCAGCGGCGCGAGCTGTTTCAACACCGGGGCCAGTTGCGCCATTGCGGCGTGCTGCGCCTGCCCTTTGTCGTTCAGGAATTTGTCGATCAGGTAGTAGATCGGCGTGGTGTCCTTGTTCTTCGTGATGTACTGTTCCAGGCTGTCCACGCTGAATTTGCGCGAAGGATCTGCGCTCAGCTCCACGGACAGGTTGCCCGGAGCCTTGTCCAAGTCGATTGCCACATTGGTCAGCCCCTGCCGGTAGATGCAGGCCGCAACGCAGTCGCGCAGGCTCTGGTAACGCTCGCTCAGGCCCGGCTCAAAGCTCAGGGTCAGTTGCCCTTCGCGCTCGCTGATAACTGGTGATTTCATTGGTTATCCGTGGTTATCAATGCCGGGCAAAACAATCGGCGGCATGGCTCAGCAATTCACATCCAATCGCAGGCGATGCGGCGTCAATGACGTAGGCGCTGCCCTTGGGTGCGACCACGCAATCCCCACGGTCCTCGCATTCAGCGATTTCCACGAGTGCCGCTGTCTGGTTCATTCGGTGGCACGCATGGCACACGCTCTGGCTCTGCAGTTCGGGCAACAGGTATCCAGTGCGGCTCATGGCGTGCGGCGCTTAGTGCGCGCCCTGCTTGTCGCTGGCTTCTGGGGCGCGCGTGGCCGGCTCTTCGTCCGTGAATTCGCCCACCAAACCGGAAACAGTGAGCTTCGGGTGCGAGTCCGCAATCTTCTTGAGGAGGTCTAGGGACGGCTTTTTGCCCTTCCACTGCGTGGCGATCTGCCACAGGTAGCCTGGCTTAATTCCAACCCTCTCGGCGAACGCCTCCCGCTCCTCCGTGCTGAGCGATTGGTAGAGGTCGCGTAGGTTCATGGACGAATGTTAGCCGACCGCTAACAGCTTTGCAATAACTGTCCGCTAATTTTTATGTTCGCTGCTAGCTACCCTGTTCCCGTGAAGACCATTGAGGCCATTCGTATGGCTAACTACAGGCGGCTGCGGGATGAGCTGCGCGGCGACCGGGAGACAATTCGCCCCGTCGAGATCGCGCGCGGCCTCGGGATCTCGAAGGTCTATGCCTGGCAGCTGGAAAACGGCAAGCGAGAGGCAATCGACAGCAAGGCCGCCCGCCTGATGGAGCGGACCTACGGCAAACCGGAGGGCTGGATGGACACTGACTTCGACCAATGGCCGTTTCCGGACATTGGGCTACTCGCGGCGGTCGAGAGGCTGGACCGTGACAAGCGCCTAGAGCTGCAAGGTGCGCTCAAAAAATTCCTGCTCGATGAGAACGGCTCCGTCCCGGCGTCGGGAAAATTGTCGGGCTACCAGCGAAGCGCCAACTCATGAAATTTGAGCCCGACCGGGGCTCCGCCTCAATCTACCAGTTCAGACCGAGGTCTGTTCCCGCGAATTTAGGGGAGTGAATTGGTCGTCTGCAACTTGTGTGTCCATTAGATGCACAAAGTACCCATAAGCAGTACCGCGCCCGTGAGGATCGCGTGGCTTTTTAGGAGGGAACCAATGCAACCGTTATCGATCGCGCTCGCCGCAGCCCTGCTTACCGGCTGCGCAGCTAACACGCACCAGCAGGTCTCATGGACAGATGACCCATCAGTCGCGTGCTTCAAGCAATTGGAGGCGGACGCGCGGTTTGCGCCCTTGCTGCCAAAAATCGGTTCCACGACTCATGCGGAAGCCGCGACGATCCAGATGATGACCAACGCAAGTAAGCCAAACGACGAAGAGAAGCGACTGATCAGCCTGTGGGCGGCACAGCGACAGACTTGTACGGAAGCTGGCCGAGACTTCAGAGCGCGCAATATGCCGGCGTACGTTTCGCAAGCGTTCGACGCCGGCCTACAGAAGAGCTTGATTCTGCAGGCGCAGCTGTACGGCGGAGAAATCAGCTTCGGCGAGTACACGCGCAAACGGAAAGAATTGAGCATCGCCCTGAAGGCCGACTTTGCCGCGCAGCAGCGCGAAAGCAATGCCGCCCGACAGCAAGCACAGGCAAACCAAGCGGCGAGCGCGGCCAACACCATGCTCATGATGCAGATGCTCAAGCCGCAACCAGTCCCTTTCACGCCGATGCCGCAGTCCACCATCTGCAACACGAACCGTTACGGCAACCAATACCAAACCACGTGCAACTAGCGGCGCGTGGCCGGTGGGCCCTCCTCTGCCTGGCGCTGGCCTTCGCAGCCGCGCCGGCAGAAGCTCGCATCAAGCGCAGCCAGAGCGCCAAGGTGGAGTTCAAGAAGGAGCACCCCTGCCCCGCCAACGGAGCCACAAAGGGGCCGTGCAAGGGCTACGTGATCGACCACATCAAGCCGCTAGCCTGCGGAGGCGCCGATCGGCCCGAGAACATGCAGTACCAGACGATTGCCGAGGGGAAGGCGAAGGACAAGTGGGAACGCCTGGAGTGCGGCAGGTGACGACACGCAAGCACCTCAGCCCTCTAATGCGCTTGCATTTAATCTCATCAATGGCAGAATACAAGCACTTACTTGAAAAAGGTTGCTTGCAATGGAACTCGAAAATGATGAGCCCGTAGGGCGTGCGCGCGGCGGTGTAGCGCGGGCCGCCAAGCTCACTCCAGCGGAGCGAAGCGCGATCGCTCGCAAAGGGGCGCTTGCCAAGCAAGCCAAAAAAGACGAACCCAAGCTGCCAACGGCCGAATATGGCTCGAGCGACCGGCCGCTACGCATTCTTGATACGGAAATCCCCTGCTACGTGCTGAGCGACGGAACGCGTGTACTCACGCAGGAAGGGTTCCTTTTTGCGCTAGGTCGCGCGCCCAAAGCCAAGGGCGGCACTGGTGCTGCGGGGCACCAACCTGGCGAGGTCGACGTGCTGCCGGCATTTTTGGCCGCTAGCAACCTTAAGCCATTGATTTCCAAAGAAATTGTTGAGTCGACAAGGCCGTTGAAATTCCGCCGGCCTGGCGGCGGCGTGGCGTACGGCTTCCGAGCTGAAGCCCTCCCGCAGGTATGCAATATCTACCTGAAGGCAAGGGATCAAAAGCTGCTAGCCCCAACCCAGCGCCGCATTGCGGAAAAGGCGGACATGCTGGTGCGAGGCTTGGCGGAGACTGGCATTGTGGCTCTCGTAGATGAAGCCACTGGTTACCAAGAGGTCCGCGCCCGGGACGCGCTGCAACTGTTCTTGGAGCGTTTTCTTCGGAAAGAACTGGCCGCGTGGGTCAAGATGTTCCCCGATGATTTTTTCCGCGAGATGTTCAGGCTCAAGGGTTGGGAGTGGAAGGGCACAAGCCAGCGGCCGGGAGTCGTTGGCAAATACATCAACGATCTTGTTTATGACAGGCTTGGGCCGGGCGTCCTCGAGGAACTGCAGAAGCGAAATCCATCTGATGGACACGGCCGGCGCAAGTCGAAGCACACCCAATGGCTCACTGAGAACATTGGCCACCCGGCTTTGGCTCAACACATGTATGCCACCATCGGTGCAATGCGGGCACACGCCGATTGGGAGTCATTCCTGGCGTTCTTCAAGCGTGCGTATCCGAAGAAGGGCGAAAACTTGGCCCTAGCCCTGGATCCCCGATAAGTCCGCCGCCCTCCCCCACCAAACCCGCTTCGGCGGGTTTTTTGTTGCCTGAATGGCGCACATAGGGTTAACACTGGCTCAATAATTAGCTGGGGGCTATTGACAGAAGGTTAGCTGTCCGCTAATCTTCACTCAATCGCAACAGGAGCCCGCCATGTCCAACCTACCCTCAGAAGTTACGCAGCACACGAAAGGGCGGCGCCTGAGCCCGACGATGGAAGCCGCTTTGCGGCTGATCGAACAGGGAGGCGGCACGGTCCTGCGCCGGCCTGGCGGGTATTGGACTCCAGCCGGAAGGGATCACGTTCCCGACGCCGCCGACTACGTTGGTACGCAGACCATCGAGGCGCTGGAGGCGCGCGGGCTCGTCACGGTCAACTGGCGCGGCACCCCGAGCGCCGTCCTCGCCAAGACCACCGGGAGTGCCGCATGAACAGCAGCCTCCTACCCTCAGTAGAAGAAGCGGGAATGCCGAAGTCAGATAAGGCAAATTTTGCCCAAGCCTCCGGTGCTTGCGACCTACAGACGGCTCTGCCCGAAGGCGCGCTCGCCAATGAGACCCCGGCAGAGGAAGCGCTGCGCTCGCTGGCGTGCTCGCTCGGCGTAGGCGGCTACAACGCGCCCACCGTGGACGCCAAGGTGTTCGAGGAAAAGATTCGTGACGGCATGACTGTGTACTCGCAGCTTCACGGATTTGCTGCGCGCAATCTCGCCGAACTCGTGTTGGATATGGGCATGGTCACGCCAAAGGGCCTGCGTGCGCGCGATCTGGCCCGCCAAGTCCTTGGGCTTGTGCCGCCAGCATCGGAGGCCGCATGAACGCTCGCATCCCCTCTCTGGACCCGGCTGCATTCCTGTCCGGCATTGCACAAGCAGCGCTCGGGGCTCGCCCAGCTCACGTTCTCAAGCGCGAGTCCACCGGAGGCGGCATCTCCGATTCGACTACGCCAACTTGCTCTTGCGGCTGGCGCGGCAAGCCTGCCTACCAGTCCGATGACTTCATGTCCTCTCACCTTGCGGTGCAGGAGCGGGCGCATATCAACGGGAGCCGGGGATGAACTTCCTCAACATCAGCGGCGAACCTATCGACATGAGCGCGCTGCGCGCGAAAGCGCCAGCACACCGCGCGCTTCTTGGGCCTGACAGCAAGAAGCGCAAGCCGACGCCGCCCAACGGCTACGCCGCACCTCCCGGCACGGGCCCAGAAGGCAAGACCTGCCGCGACTGCACGCACAAGCACACCATGTCTAACACGGGCGCTAAGTCGTGGATCAAGTGCGACCTGCGCCGGGCAACGTGGACGCATGGGCCGGGCTCCGACATCCGCGCTAGTTCGCCAGCGTGCGCCAAGTTTGTGCCGAAGTCTGCCGCCCTCCCCCCATCAGCTCCACCAACACAAGCGCAGAAGGATCAATAAGCCATGAAACCGGAGATCAAGAAACTGTGGGTGGCCGCGTTGCGGTCGGGCGAATATCAACAAGGCACCGGGCGTTGCATGAATAACGCCACCGGCTGGTGCTGCCTGGGCGTGCTGTCGGACTTGCACGCGAAGGAGAACGGCGAGACATGGATTCAGAACCCGTCGCCGGTCAACTCGGACGTTCGCCTCTACATGGGGTCCGCGTTCTATCCGCCCGCAGCCGTGCGCGAGTGGGCTGACTTCCACGAGGACGAGAAGCGCGTCTCGATTGAAGGGGCCAAGGCTTCGGTTGCTGTTCACAACGATGGCGTAGGCGTGCCGCCGCGCAGTTTCCGTGAGATCGCCGACGCAATCGAGGCGCAGCTATGACCACGCCCACACAGGCCCCGATGCGCGCCTACCTCGTGACCTTGAAGCGCCGTGGCGAGATCGTCAACCGCTTCGAGGCGATGGGCCGTGACTCCTGCTCTGTCGTGATGCAGCACATCGAACTGGCTCAACACGGCGAAAAGCTCGAAGTCTGCTCGCTGTGGGGCGACATCCCCGGCACTGAGGGGAGGGCTGGGCTGTGAGCGAAACCACACGCAGGCGCCTGCTGGAGCGCACCTTCAAGTACGTCAAGGCCAGCGACACGGACGTTGCCCGCACCTTCGCTCGCATTCGCCGCCAGCAGAAGGAAACCGAGGCCGCGCAACCGGCAAACGTGAAGCCTATCCGAAAGGTCGCGAAATGAGCGCTATCAGCGAACGAATCCGCGAGGCTGCGTTGCACGGTCAAAGAGCGGCGGATAACACTGTCTACGGGCTGAGGCACGTCGAAGCGATGGTCGCAATGGCGTTTCTCGGATTCGATGACGGCGCTATGTGGGACTGGCTGGAAGGCGACCACGAGGTCAAGGAACGCACATTCATCCTACTCGTCGCGGAGGCAATCGAATGACTCCTCTCATCACCTCCGAAGGACTGCACCACGCAGACACCTACGACGAGCTAGGAAACGAGATTCGCGAGCAGGACGCTCCGATCGCCACTCCAGCGGAAGTAATGCACTGGGCAGAACTGGGCATGTGCATCGGCGTAGTTGTGCTTTGCCTCGTGTGCCTGGCTGCGGTGGCGCTGGCGCTGTATTCGACGGTGACGCAATGAGCTTGCGCGCAAAGCTGGCGTTCCCGTGTACCGCCGTTTTCGTCTTCGCTTTCGCCGGGCCGCTGATGAAGTGGCTGCTGACATGAGCGCGCAGTGGTATCAGACCGTGGGCCAGTGGCAAGCGATCGACTCCGAAGCCGAGCGCATCGAAGAGGCCAACGCAGCCTTGCAGGAAATCAGCGCGCAGAAGGACGACGAATTACGCGCCGAGCTGGAAGCGAAATTCCCAATGTTGCGGGCCTGGCCCCAGAAGGAGAAGAGATGAGCGAAAAGCAGCAACACATGCGGCTGTGGGAGCGTGTCTGCGTGACCGACCCAAAAGCCGTCAAGCCGATCACCGGCAAGCAGTACAGCGGCAACTCCCCGAAGCCCTACTGGATCGTCCAGCGTCTGACCGAGGAATTCGGCCCCTGCGGCCTTGGATGGGGCTACACGGTGCTCAATGAGCGCATGGAGCGCCTGTCCCCCACCGATGTCCTGCACGTCGCTGTGGTGCGGTTCTGGTACGAGCTGGACGGCAAGCGCGGGGAAGTCGAGCAGATCGGCCAGACCAAGGCTACCTACATGTCATCCAAGGACAAGCTGGTAGTGGACGAGGATGCGCCAAAAAAATCAGTGACCGATGCGCTGGTGAAGTGCGCCAGCTACATCGGCTTTGCCGGCGACATCTTCAGCGGTCGCTGGGACGACAGCAAGTATGTCGCATGGGCGCGCGAGCACTACGCAGAAGACGCGCCGGAACCCGAGCAAAAGACCACCTCGCCCATCCCGGCATCTTTCCGCTCAACAGCCACCGATGGCCCCATTGACGTTGCCGAGGAGCGGCAAACCATCATCTCACTCGCCGCATCCGTTGCCGCGGAAAAGTTCAAGCGCGGGGGAAAGGATGAAGCCTTCGATGTGATCGCCGAATACCTCAAGGACAACGAGGAAATGCTGTACCTGCAACAGCAGCTCAAAGCGCACTCCACCTTTCGCGCCTACATCAAGTTCCGGCAAGAGCAAGCGGCCAAGCGCGCCGCCACACAAGAAGAGGAAACCACATGAGCAGCGTCAACAAAGTAATTCTGATCGGCAACTGCGGGCGCGATCCCGAAATGCGCTACTTGCCGTCTGGCAAGGCCGTGTGCAACGTGAGCATCGCCACCAGCTCCAAGCGCAAGGACAAGGACAGCGGCGAAACCATTGAGGACACCCAATGGCACCGAATCACCTTCTATGACCGTCTGGCCGAAATTGCCGGCGAGTACGTCAAGAAGGGCAAGCCGATCTATGTGGAGGGGCGGCTTCAGTACGGCAAGTTCAAGAACAAGGACGGCGTAGAGCAGAACACCACCGACATCATCGCCACGGAAATGCAGCTCCTGGGCGGCAAGGAATAACGGTGGCTGGCGCATCTCTGCACGCAGGCGCATGACATGAAGGCCGTCGATTTATTCGCGGGGCTGGGCGGATTCAGTGAAGGCGCTGCTCAGGCCGGCTGCCGTGTCGTATGGGCTGCGAACCACTGGCGCGCCGCGGTGGACATTCACGCTGCCAATCATCCAGGCACGGCTCACGCCTGCCAGGACTTGCACCAGACCGACTGGCGCGACGTGCCGGCGCACGATCTGCTGCTGGCCTCGCCCGCCTGTCAGGGTCACTCCCGAGCGCGCGGCAAGGAAAAGCCGCACCATGACGCCCAGCGCAGCACGGCGTGGGCGGTGGTGTCCGCGGCTGAATATCACCGGCCAGCCGCGGCGGTGGTCGAGAACGTCGCCGAGTTCACTCGCTGGGCTCTGTTTCCGGCCTGGTGCGCGGCAATGGGCGCGCTGGGCTATGCCGTGGCGCCGCATCTGCTGGACGCCGCCGACCATGGGGTAGCGCAGCACCGCAAGCGCCTGTTCCTGATCCTGACGCGCAGCAAGCACCCGCTGGAGCTGACGCTGCCCAAGCGCCAGTTCGCCGCGGCCGCCGGAGTTATCGACTTCCGCGCCGGCCGCTGGACGCCAGTGAACAAGCCCGGCCGCTCCCTCGCCACATTGGCGCGCGTTCAAACCGCTCGCAACCGCTTCGGCGCGCGCTTCGTCATGCCGTACTACGGCAGCGGCTCCGGGCTCACCGGGCGCTGCCTGAGCCGCCCGCTGGGCACGATCACCACGCGCGACCGCTGGGCCGTGGTGGACGGCGACAACATGCGAATGCTGACCAAGGAAGAAAGCCGCGCCGCGATGGGCTTTCGAGACAGCTACATCCTGCCGTCCGACCACAAGCTGGCGACACACATGCTGGGCAATGCGGTGGTGCCCGCGGTGGCGCGCGACGTGATCGCCGCCCTCAAGCAAGCGGCCTGACCCCATGACCGAACCAAGGAAACACGATATGGCAGCGACACCCCTGAGCGAAGACCAGGAGCGGGAAGCGTTTGAAGCGCGACTGCTGAGGGAGTGCCACCTCTCGGGCCAGATGTCCCCGGCCCAGTCCGTGGCGCACTTCGGGCAGCCCTGCCAGACCGAGGCCGATCGCCAGTGGCATCCGTGGTGCAAGGAAAAGTGCCACGCCGCAGGAGAGACCACGGGAGAGCGGACATGAGCGAGCAATCACGGAAAGTAAGCAATGGCGTGCGCGCAGTGAGCCCAGACAAGCTTACCGCCCGACATGCATCCAAGACGAGCCACGCTTCACGCCGCAGGCTGGCGGATGAGCAAATTACGCAATTGGCCGATCAAGAACGCTTCTGGGATCGGACAGAGCATGGCGTCAAGTTCAATCCGCTGACTTTCGCGCGCGCCCTGGATGACCTTTCAACCGCCTCTATGGAACAAGGAAAGCAGCCATGAGAGAACAAGTACGGCAGGCGGCAGAGGCGCTGGGCAAATTGGTGGCCTGCAAGGACACGGAACTTCGGCTTCGGCGGCTCCACGAAAGCGGGCACGGCACCGACTATGACCAGCACCGCAAGCAGTTCGCGGCGGCTTGGGATCAGGCTCGCGCCACCATCGCTGCGCTGACAGAAGCCCTTGCAGCGCCCCAGGTGCCCGCAGAAAAGCTCTACGTTGCGGCGCATGAGTGCCACAACTGTTCCCATGTCGGGATCAATGACTCGCACCCTACGGACGCGGCGTGCAACACCTGCGATTGGAGCGGTCCTTCACCAGAGGAAGATCATTGCCCCGGTTGTGGATGCGACGGAACGATGACCTCGGCGTGCCCAAAGTGCAGCAGTCGGTATTACCTGCTGGCAGAAACCCATCTCGCTGCCGCTCCCCAGGTGCCCGAAGTACAGGTCCACGAAGTCATCGTGGACGCGCTACGCCATCGCCAGCAGCCAGGCCGACCGCCGCAGGGAAACATGACGGGCGAGTTTCCTGGCCGCCCCACCGCAGCAGCGCCTGCGGGAGTGCCGAGCGATGCACTGCTGGATCAGGTTTTGGACGCGCTGCGGCTTGGGCGGCTTTCGCTGGAGTGGTCCGACAAGGCCGACGACGCCGGAAAGATGGGCGCAGCAATGGATGCCGCTCGCCAGCTCGCCGCCCGCGCATCCTCTCCTGCTCCCCTTCCCGTACCCGCCGACGAGTTATGCCGCTTCCCCGATTGCAAGTGCCCGATGGACCCTGGCCCGGAGCCGGATTGGTGCGCCCGCGGACTACCTGCTGGATCACCCGCAGTACCCACAGGGGAGGGAAATGCGGATTCGGGGGCAGATAAGGCAAATTTGGTTTCGGACTCCGTTGGTGACGACCTACAGACGGCTCGACCAGAAAGCCGCGTCAAAGTCTATATCGCCAGCCCCTACACCAAGGGCGATGTTGCTGTGAATGTGAAGCGGCAACTGAACATGGCCGACGAGTTGATGACGCTCGGCTACGCGCCATTTGCGCCGCTGTACTCGCACTTTCAGCACATGGCGCACCCGCGCCCCTACACCGATTGGATTGCGCTCGATCTTGAGTGGGTGCCCGCCTGCGATGTGGTGTTGCGCTTGGAAGGCGAATCGTCTGGCGCGGATGGCGAGGTAGCATTTGCCAAGGAGCGCGCCATCCCAGTGGTGTATTCGGTCACTGAATTGCAACAACGTTTCCCGGTAAAGCCGAATCAGTCGGCGCCGACAAAAAATGATTCTTGCACTTGTGCGTGTTGCGTCGAACTCACCGCGATGCTCGCGCATCCCGACACCGACCACAATTACAGGAAGGCGTGTCACTGCGCCTTCTACCCAGAAAACGAGCGCTGTGACTGCGCTTTCTGTAGTGCGCAAACCGAGAACTGCGCGCGGGCCGCATGACGCTTTCATCCCACCAGTCGGCACGCATGAAAAACGACGAGTGGCTGACGCCGCCCGAGATCCTGAACGCTCTGGGCAAGTTTGACCTTGACCCGTGCGCGCCTATCGCGAGCCCATGGCCGACTGCAGCGCACCATTACAACAAGGACCAAGATGGCCTTTTGCGCCAGTGGTTCGGCCGCGTGTGGTGCAACCCGCCATTTGGCCGAGAGGCTGACAAGTGGATGGCAAAGATGGCCGAGCACGGCAACGGCATTGCCTTGCTGGCCGCACGCACGGAAACGGCGATGTTCTTCGATTGCGTGTGGGGCAAGGCTGACGCGATCCTGTTCCTGAAGGGCCGCCCCCATTTCCACTATGTGACCGGCGAGCGCGCTGCGGCGAACTCTGGTGCGCCGATATGCCTGATCGCCTACGGTCAGAAAAACGCCGGCACGCTGCGAACCTGCGGCCTTGCTGGACAGTACGTGGCGCTGAAGGAACCCTCGGCCTCCCGCGCCGGTAGGTCCTCACTCGGAACCGCCGATCCCAAATAAAAAGGATTTGACCCCATGACCCCTGAATCCACTACCGCCAGCAAGGCTGCCGAACTGCTCCCCTGCCCTTTTTGCGGAGGTCCGGTTGTTTGGTGCGGCGAGAACCCAGCGCCCGAAGACAGCCCGCACGATTGCGACCAGATCACTTGCCCGCACTGCGAATACAACATCGACTTCAACTCGGATGATGTTCGCGTAGCGGAGACATTCGAATCGGCGAAATTCATTGTCGCTGCTAGGTGGAATCGTCGCCCATCCTCTCCACAGGCACAGCAAGCCGATGCGGTGGATGCGCGGAGCTATGTCGGTGACGGCATGTTCGAAGGCGAGACTTGGGCCGACGCCGCGCTTCATTGGGCCGGCTGGTGCGACAAGCGAGGAATGACCGGACTGCCCGAGTTCCTTCGGCTCATCTCGCACAAGCTCGCAGTGCTACCGGCACCTTACCCTGGCCAGCGGTGGAAACAGGGCGATGAGTTCCTTCCGTTTCACTGGCAAGCCTCGCACGTTTCGCCGGATTACCGCGACAGCTGGAATGCGTGCTATCGCGCGATGCAAGCCAATAAAGCGCAAGGGATGGGAGACGCTCGGACCTGCACTTGCCACCCGGAAGACGACCCGCCCAAGCCCTGCCCGCGCAAGTTCGCGCTGAACGAATGCCGAGCGGCGGCGGGGATGGGAGAGCCGGGGTGAACGAAACGCAGACCATGAACGACCTACTCAGCACGGGCGACATTGCCCAACTGCTCGGCCTGACCCGGGACTACACCACCGACAAGCTCACCAAGCGCCCGGACTTCCCCAAACCTCGAGTCGCAGTGAATCAAAAGCTGCGCCGCTGGAGCCGGCAGGACGTGGAAAACTGGCTCAGCGGCCCGCAGCAATCCCGAAATGCAGCCTAACCCATTGATCTATATGGACGCTGGATTCCGGCCTCCGGCACCAGAACAATCTCCGTTCTTTCCCTGTTTTCGCCGCGCGAAGCCGTTATTTCAGAGAGGAATTGCTCGAGGCTGTTCCCGCCTATTTCCCGCCTCAGCCCATCTATCCCTGTATGCTGTGCCCGCGCCAATCCCGAACGGCGTCCCGAAAAATCACATGGCCTACATCCGAAAAGACGGCTCGAAATGGCGCGTGCAGATCGAGCGAAACGGAGTCCGAAAATCGGGCAGTTTCGACGCCAAGGCCGCAGCCACGGCGTGGGCCGCTCGAGAAGAAGCGGCCATCCTTGATTCCAAGCGCGGGCAGTACCCGCGCAAGACCCTGGCCGACGCGATCGAACGCTACATCGATGAGGTGAGCGCCAAGAAAAAGGGCTATCGATTCGAGAAGCTGCGGCTCGAGGCGCTGGAGCGGGACTTCCCCGCCCTGGCCGTGAAGGTCATCAGCAAGATCGACGCGAGCGACATGGCGAGCTGGCGGGACGCGCGGCTCAAGGAAGTCTCGAGCGGGTCCGTGCAGCGGGAAATCAACCTCCTGAGCAACGTATTCACGAAAGCCCGGGACGAGTGGCTATGGTGCGGGGAAACTCCGTTCAAGGGCGTCGGCCGGCCCGGGGACAACCCGCCGCGCACCCGCCGGGTAACGGACGAGGAAGTCTTGAGAATCTGCGCCGCCCTGAACTATGAGGGCCGCGTCGAAACCAAGCTGCATGAGGTTGCCTTGGCGTTCCTGATCTCGCTCGAGTCAGCCATGCGTGCCGGGGAAATCTTGAGCCTCGAGCCTTCCCGGGTGAACCTCAAGACTCGGGTTGCGACGGTGCCGCACAAGATGAAGCACCTGACCTTGGCCGACCGCGAAATCCCGCTGACTCGAGAGGCGGTGGAATTACTCAAGAAGGTCAGCGACCGCAAGCGCTACTTCACCATCTCGAGCGCCAGCCTGGACACCCTGTTCCGCAAGGCTCGAGATCAGGCGCTGGTCAAGGGCTTGCACTTCCATGACGCTCGAGCCGAGGCGCTTACCCGCCTCTCGAGAAAGGTTGATGTGATGACCTTAGCCCGCATATCTGGGCACAAGGATCTTCGCATCCTGCAGAACACCTACTACCGCGAAACTGCCGAGCAAATCGCCGCCCGCCTCTGATGTACGCCTACTACTGCCCACCCCTAGACGGCCAGCCGTGGCTGGACATAGACGATGCCCGGCTGCTGGATGATTATTCGTGGGGATGCTCTCTCTTCATCATGTCAAAGCGAGCGCGCCGCCCTGAAGAAGAAGTGCTTGCCCGCCTTTGCCTGCTGGGCTACTCAATGGAAGATCAGCCGAAGGGAAAGCGGATTCGGTCAACTACGTGGACTAGGAGAGATTGATGGACATAGAAGGCATGGTGGCAGATCTCAGCGACGACGAGTTGCTGTCTCGCGCGAAAATCGCCAACGACGATTGCGTCGAAGCGGCCAACACACGGCGCAATTCGGAGTGGCACGACGCCTGTTTCGCTGCGTGTGTCGTGTTCTCTGAAGAACTCAGCAAGCGCGGGCTGCGACTTCAGCCGCTCCACTAGGGGAAACGAATGCAGCATTCAGATCATTTGACCTCGGCCTCCGGCAAGGACCTACCGGGGGCACTGCCTGAAGAGCCCACAGCAGCCGAACGCGCAGCGATCCGGCTCGGTTATTTGCGCGGCTACAAAGATGCTCTACATCACGCGGCGTTTTACGTTTACGACCACTGCCAACAAGGCGAGTATCACGCCGAGTGCATCGCGGGTTTGAAGATTCCCGACGCACTTGGGTTGAGCAGCCGGAGCGCTGAAGCCGAATAGAAATGCGTAAGGTCATCAAATACCAATGGCGCACCAAGTGGGCAGGCCGCACCTCCACCACCAAGCTCTACTACACCGAAGAGGAAATCAAGCGCGAGCACCCAGAAGCTATTCGCGTTGATGCGAACTGGCGGGAATTCGAGGAGCCTGAGACTGAGGAAGAGCGCCAAGCGATCATGCGCTCCGTTTCCCGCAAGCCGTCGCCGTACAAGCCCTGAGCATCTAGCGCGCTTGCGCTTCAGGATTGAGGCGCAGATTCGTTATATGCAGACAGCGAATGGTGCAGTATAGCTACAGGCGTTCCAGCATCCGATTGATCGCGCAAATAGGCTCCGGCACATCCGGCAGGCCGCAAGCGTTGCGCGGCTCGGTGAGTTTGAGCACGCGGCATATTTCGATGCGCGCCTCGGGATCGACAAGATGGCCCAGGTCGTCGGGCGAGAGCAAGCGGAGCAGCAATTCGCTGCGCTGCACGTAGCGTTCGGCCAAGTCCATCATAGATTCTCCTCAATGAGCTAACTTGGCATCCAGCCAGATCAGTCCGCAGTTCGCGCCCATGTAATGCCAGTAGACGATCGCAAGGGGCCAATTCCGCTGCACGGCGTACACCCCAGCGGCAAGCCCGTAGGCAACCGTGGGCACGAGCAGTAGCCAGCCTGCGGGGCTCATCTCGGCGCAAGCTCCGGCAGTGGGTTCTTGACGTAATCGCGGGCGACGTGCAGATGCGCGTACTTCTTGTTCGTGTAATTCAGCGACACCGGCATTAGGTCGAATTCGCCGTCACAAACCTCGTGCAGCATCAGGAACCCGCGCCAATGGCGGTTGCCTTGCGGGCCGAGGTAGTCCTCTTGATGTTCATACGCTGAGCCGCAGATGATCGAGGTCAGACGCTTGCCGTCGCCGCGGTAGCCGGTGGCGATCTGTAATCCTTGCTGGTGTCCTTGGATGCAGCTCATGTGCTTCTTCGTCAGGCAAGCCTGGGCAGTCGTGACGGGCCGCCCCATTACGCCGGCAGTGAAGAAGTGCGAGAAGGCAATTCCGTCGATCACGGCCACTTCCAGGAACGGATAGACCTTGAAGCCGAACGCTTCGTACTTCAGGTCGTCCACCGACAGCACACCGTCTAGCTTGGGGTCTTCGTTCACCGCGCGGTTGATCCGGTCTTCGTGGTTTCCAAGGAGCAGGATCTTCTCTGGAAGGTACGGCTCCAGCCCGTGCTTCTCGGCGTATATGTTGTAGTCCACCGTGGGCGACCAGAAAGCCGACATTGCCTCAAGGCTGGCCTCTACGTCCCGCTTGTACCTGCGACCCTCGAAACTCTTCTTTCCCTTGTCGTAGCTGGACAGGCTTGGCATGTCGGCGTGATCGCCAAGGAACACCACCTTCTTCGGGCGCTTCTCAACCAAGTACTGTCCGTAGCGCATCAGGTAGGAGAAGTCCAGCCCCGGCTTGGCCTGCGTGTCGGGCATCACAAATATCTTGTTCGAGCCGTCTGCAACCATCGAAGCCGCGATGGGTGCCGAAGACGGCATCGGGCGCGCGGACGCCTTCTTACGCAGCGCCTTTAGAGCGGTGTTGATCGTGCTCTTGTTGACGCCGAGGGCCGTTGCTGCCTTGGTGCCGCTGCCGTGTTGTTCGACGGCTTCCAGATACTTGCGCTGGGTCGGCGTGCCGTAGTCCCAGAGCAGTTGGTCCATCACGGCTGCAGCGTGTGAACTACCACGTCCCCGCCTGAATTTGGGTCGATCTGACAGGCGATGTAAACCGCCGTCTCCGCATCTGCGCCGGCCATGTAAGCTGCCGTGGCGCAGGTTCCTCCGGTTCCCATCCCCATGAAGCCGCGGGCGATGTGTACGTAGCCGCCATTGCTGTCCAGCACGCGCAACCCGTTCGGGCCAAGAATCAGCGCGCTGGCCCCGGCAACCTTGGGCATCGGGCCGTTTTGTCCTGCCTTGTACCAAGCCAGCCAGCGCTCGGCTTCGGTCGCAACACCGGCAAAGCCGATCAACTCGTCACCGATACGAACCACCTTGTCCGGGTCGGCCCACCATTGCTCGCCGTTGCCGGTCATGGAGTCAGCCACCATGAGACCTGCCTTGGCGTCAGCGAAGATCGTTGTCATATCGACTTCACGCCAGCCACATAGCCCTGCTTGAAGGCTTCACCGATAAGCCCGCGCAGCTCGCGCTCGGTCCAGACCGAACACCCCTCTGCTTTGCACGCCGCAGCCTCTTCGGCGGTCATCTGGACGCCAGTGGCGCAGCCGGAAAGCAGCGCGAGGGCGAGGAGGAAGGAGATGCGTTTCATAATTGGCCTTTCACAGCGGCCTGGATCTCTGCGATCTGCGCGCGGCCACGATGCCATGCGGCGATACCCACCGCTGCGCCAGGAATGGCGAGCACCATCGCAATCGAGGAAACGATGGTCGGGATGGCGTTGAGCGCGTTCGCGTCCTTGCCCGACAGCGCCAGGAAGGCAAGGTAGAACACGCCGCAGACCGTGATGAGGGACGCCACGCCCAGCACATAGCCATTGAACGGACGCCAGCCGGTTTGCCACCAGTTCTCATTGGCCGAATTCGTCGCCTCGGCCTGCATGGTGGTGTTGACGGCTGCGAGGTCGGCGCTGTCGGCCTTGCGCTGGTCGATCTCGTACTGGTAGGCCATATCCATGAGCTTTTCGCGGTGCTGATCCTCGAACTGCTTGGCCTTCGCCATCGCATCAGCGCTCGCCTGCAACGTGGACAGGATGTCTGAGGGGTTGGCCGAGGACGAGCCGATCATCGAGGCGAGCGCAGTCCCAATGGCTGCTCCGCCCGGGATGGGCAGCGCAGCGCCGAGCAGAGGCAGGCCAATGGACGCGAGCGATTTCCCTAGGTCTTTCCAGTCCATCACGAATTCCTTTCGAGCGCCCAGCGGCGCAGCACCATGTAAAGCACGTAAGCCGCGCCGATGAAGCACAGGGCGAGAAGCAGCTTCATGACAGCCCCTTCAGGTTTTCAGCGATGCGCCGAGCCCAGCCCCGCCCGAATTGCCCCCAGGTCGGAAGGCTGGTCATGAAATCCAGCCGCACGGCGTTCAACTTCAGCGCCAGGCGCAGGCCGTTGCCACGCTGCGCCGCGTCGAGCGTCAGCGGTCCGAGCACGCCGTCTTCGCCAACATCCATCGCGCGCTGGAGCCACTTGATGGCCTGCCCTACCCCGGAATTCACCGCGGCATCGAAGAGCGTGTAGCGCAGGGAATCGGGCATCCGGTCGCAGCGCAAGGCGTCCCAATACCGCTTGCGGTACATGGCCTTGGCCGTGTCACGCGGGAGCACGTGCATGTCTCCCTCGTAGCCCTCTTGAAGCGCCACCTTGCGGGTAACGCCCCACATGGTTTCGCCGCCGGGATCTGTCGGGTTGTTGCTGTAGCCGCCCTCGAATCCGAGCAGCCTGTCGAATGCTTCATCGAATGTCATTGCCCGGTCCACCTGAAATGAGTAGCCGCCCATGTGATGAAGCTGGCGGCCACCGATGTAGCCCCGCCAAGGGCTAGAAACACCTTCCAGCCGCCTCCGGCTTCGGCCAGTTGCAAGCGCACCGCGGTCATGTCGTCGGCCAGCGTTCGGAGTAGGTCGGTCTTTTCGGCGTCTGAGCGAATCAGCGTCTCTACCTGCGCTTGCAAGCGGCCAAATTCTTGGGGATCGATGTCGGACATGGGCGCGGTCCTTTACGGCAATGAAAAAACCGCCCGAAGGCGGCTTGAGTTGTATAGCGGCTACTTCCGCAAAACCTACCTACGTGCTACTGTTGAGCCTGAGTTAGCTCAACTCGCAGGGGGTTTTATGATGTCCAAAATTCTTGCTCTGGCGATGGCCCTTTCACTCAGCGCCTGCGGTGGCGGCGGCAACGATGGGCCCCCGCCCACCCCCACCAGCTTGGCCGGACTGGACACCTCGGGTCCCGTGGGGCAGATGATCCTTGCGCAAGACGAGCAGTTCTGCTTTGATCATGCGGGAATTCTTTCGCACAGGTTCATGGAGAACCTTACTGCGGTGAACAACCCCGGAATTATCCAAACCACTTTCCAAGCTGAAGTGACCTGCAACGATAACTTTTCCGCTGTCAAAACCTTCGTTATAGCGACCGGAGAGATGATCTCTTAAGCCTTGCTCCGATACTCCGGCGGCAGGTAATCGCGCGCCTTTTCCTTCTCGTAGGCCCTGCGGCAATGCCCCGTTATCGGGTTGCCCGCCTCGTCCTTGAATACCGGGTTCAGCTTCTGCCAGGAAAATAGCCAGTCGATCATCGGCATGAATAGCCTCCCCCAAATGCGACCGTCGCGGTAGGACCGCCAGCAATGGGCACTCAGTGTTTCATCGCTATAGCCGGTTCTCATGGTGATCACGCAGACCAGGACGTTCAGGCATTGATCAATAGCGACGAGTAATTCACGAAAGTTGAGCAGTGTCAGGACCAACGCCGCTTCCAGGCGCGAGTAGATGGCTTGCATGGTTACAGCTTCTCCGCAGCGATGAACAGGTTGTCGATATCCGTGTCTGTGAGGCCGAGCGTGGACTTTGCGAAGGACACCAGCTCCGGGCGAGTGCGCTCGTAAACCGTGCTGTCCAGCAGCAGGTTCACCATCTTTATCTTCTCGATAGTGTCAACGATGGCGTTCGCTGCAGCTATCGCGCTGTCCCACATGCCGGCGATCTGAAGCTGAGTCTTTGCTTGGCGGAAAGAAACCAGCTGCGGTACGAGCGACACCGCCGGTGCGGTCGGAGCCTCGAATCCAGACGCCACCGACCAGACCCATCCAGGTTCAACTCCGGGGATCGCGGTGCAGTCCACCCAAACCATGGCGGGAAAGAAGAGCGTGTAGATGTTCGCGTCGGTGGAAAACAGTTCGGCAACTACGCCGCCATCGATGCGAGCATAGATACTCATGCGTACTCTTCCACGATGACGATGCCGGCTTTGCCTGCGCCGCCCGTCTTGGCTGCGGAACTCGCTGGGTTCGACGCCCCGCTGCCGCCGGCGCCATAGGAATTCGCATCGACTCCGTTGGAGGCTGAAAACAGACCGTTGGCACCGCCGCCGAAAACAGATGCGCCGCCCGATCCTGATAGGCCGACGCTGGCGACGTAGAGCGAACCCAGCCCAGGTTGTCCTTGGCTATTTACGATGTTGCCGCCCGTTCCGACGCCGCCATTCCCGCCAACCACGAAACTAGCAGCGCCACTAGCTACGATAGCGCCAAGAGTTCCGCCAGTACCGCCAGTGGCGCTTAAAAGAGCCCCGAAGGAAGAAGACCCGCCATTGCCGCCAACAGCACCCGACGCCCCAGCGCCTGCGGCCCCGACCGTCACCGTGGTCCCGGAGAAGCCGGTTGTCAGCCTAGAGGTTGCGTAGCCGCCAGCACCCCCGCCACCACCAGAGGCCACCTGCCCAGCCGCCGTCGCCGCTGCGCCACCGCCAGCTCCGCCACCGGCCTGCACTTTCACAATGACTGCCGTGGTTCCCGCTGTCGGGGTATACGTGCCGCTGGCGGTGAACACCTGCACGTTCAGCAAACGACCTGTCGCGAATATCGGGTCATCAATCCCCCAGATGGGATCAATGGTTCGGATCGTGTTTCCCAGCGCATCCTTGATGACGAATTTCACCGCCTGACCACCCAATAGCCAAACCGGAGAGGGGGGCAACCCATAGGTGTTCAGGACGATGGGGTTGGTCTGCGGCGTGCCGCCCGTGTTGTCCGTATAGGTGGCGACGTTCGTGGTTGTACCGGGCAGGTACGTGTAGATAAAACCGCCCGACAGAGGGGCCCCGGCGGTGTCGATCTGCGAATTGCCCGCGATGGGAGCCAGGTAGTAACTCGACATGTTTGCCCTTCAGAAAGCGAAAAGCCCGCAATCGGCGGGCTGTGCGTACAATGGTCTTCTCACCTCAGGAGGTGATCGATGTTTCTCTTCTGGCGACTGCTGGACACCATTGCGATGTGGCTCGATAGCCGCGGGCTTCTCTATACCAAAGAGGAATACGAGAAGCTTTGGCGGGAATCGCCGCACGCCAAAGACGACGACAAGCTAATCCGCTGAATCGATCCCAGCGCCTGGCGCGGTGCTGCGCTTGGCCGCCTTGCCCTCTGCGCGGTACTGCGCGCCCTTCCTCACCAGCGTCCCCAATGGAATGCCATGTGCAAGGTAATTGGCCGCGCCCTCCACTCCGCTCTTGGTCATATCGGCTACCGCGCCGACAAACGTGTTCGAGTTGTTGACGTAGCTCCCCTTCGGCTGGGCGCTGGTGTACTTCGCCACCCGCCCCAACTGCTCCACCGTCTGCCGCGTCTTCGGGTCGAAAATGTCATCGAGCTTCGGCCCTAGTTGGCGCAATCCGGCGTTGTAGCGATCGGCCAGAAACTTGCCGGTTTCCTTATCAGCCTTTGCCATGTCGCTTAGATAGTCCAGCGATGCGCGCGAGATGGTCTCGCTTGCAACCGGAGAGCCGCCGATGTTGGCTTTCATTTGTTTCAGGTGCGCACCCTTACCGTTGACGATGTAGCTCTGCACAAACTTGTCGGCCAGTGGGGAGGGTTCGCCGGGTGGCGCGTCGTCATTGACCACCGCCTTGTAGGCGGGGTCGGCTTTGATGCTGTCGAACCGCGCCTTGGCCGCCTGGCGAGCCGCGTCTGCCAGTGGTTTGATGCTCGCGGCTTCACCTGACATCGGCAGGCTTTCCAACGACTCGCGGACCTGACCGATGGCCGCCTCGGCATTGCCATCCCCTGCCCGAGCGGCCTTGCGACCCTCTGCAGCAAGGATAGTGCGCAGGTTCTCGAAGTTGTCGAACGTCATCTGGCCGCCGCCGCGGTACTCGTCCAACAAGCTTTTTACTTCCTTGGGCAGGAAATAGCCCTTGTTGCTCTTGACGAGGGCCGCATCCGCGGCATGGGCGAAGTCCTGTCCGCTGAGCGGCAGTTGGCCGCCGTTTGCCTGCTCCAGGGCCTTGTACTTGTCGTTGATGTCCGCGCGCCTTGCTGCATCCATCGTCTTGTATTCGTCAACCAAGAGCTGCCCATGCTCCGTGGGATTGGTGCCGGTGGCGTTCGGCGCCGCAGTCTCGCGCACTTGATCCAGGTTCTGCGCCAGCGCCTTGCCTTGCTGGTTGTAGAACTCCGCTGCTACGGTTGGCTTGGACTTGCCGCGTCCGTTCATCTCCATCGAAATCAGGTCGGGATCGAGCTTCGCCTGTCCCTCGGTGAGTTTGATCTTTACCGGCAGCGTGTCCGCGTCGAGGTGGCGCGAGAGGACATCGTTGTTTATCGGCTTGCCGGAAGCCTCCTGCTTCTGGACGACCTGCTGCAACTCCGGCGATGCTTCGGCCAAGGTGGGGCGGCGCGCCACGGGGGCGGACTGCGCTGGGATCGCGACAGCACCGCCAGAGCCGGACTGCGGGAGAGGCTGCGGGACCAGCACGGGCTGGCCATCAGGGCCGAGGCGATAACGCGGCTTGGCATCCATGGTCGGCTCGATGCGCGGCGCTTCGGGAGGAGGGTTTACCAAGTCGCTGAGTTTTCGGATCCCAGCCGGCGCGACCTTGGGTAGCGCCGCTCCAATCGCCACGGGAGCCGCGGCCCCTGCGCCCTTCACCAGAGCGCCGAGCGACGGCGCGCCCGCATCGGCGATCGCATCGCCGGCCTTCTCGCCGACAAAAGATGTAGCGTTAGGAACGTAGTTGACCGGGTTGAACTTGCTGCCGAACTGCTCGACCATCTGCTGGCCCTGCGCCGTCCGAGGACGGTAGGTCAGCGCGTCCTGCGTGCTGTGTATCGCGTCCACTCCTGCATCGACCGCCTTATCCTTGTCGCCGGTAGTCAGGAGCGTATAGAGG